GTGCCTCCCAGTCCACCGGTGGCTCCTAGCTGGCGGCGAACTTGACCGGGACGACGCCCGCCGGAATCTCCGGGGCGACGGCACCGTAGCGGTAGGCGCTGAAGTCCTTGGAGAGGTTGATGATGTTCTCGTCCTGGAGCTGCACGAGGCCGCTCTTGTAGTGACGGATCGCGCGGCTGTTGGCGTATGCCGCCTTGTCGCCGCTCGCGCCGGTGTCGCACGCGACCGTGATGCCCTCCAGGTTGCCGGTGAGGCCGGGGAGGCGCAGAGTGCCGAGGATGTTCGACGTGCCGCCCGCTCCACGATCGAACAGGGGCCGCCCCGTCGTGTCGTAGAAGCTGTCGAACTTCTTGAACACGCTGGTCGAGACGATGAGTCCCTCGATATCGAGGTTCTCGGCCTCGAACTTGACCGCCGCGTCGATGATGGATGCGGTCCACTGGGGCATGGTGCTCGACGCGAGGACCGCGCCCAGCACGACGACACCGGCGTTGGAGCCGAGCGCGGCGCGTGCCGTGTAGAGCGCCTCGTAGGCCGCCCGCAGGTTCGCCTTGGCGCGCGATCCGGCGGCGGCGGCGAGTGCCTCCAGCGTGCGGTTGAGGATCGGGAGCGTGCTGCGCTCGATCTGCTTGCGCGTGAGCTGGGTGTAGCCGCCGTAGGTCTTGACGGGGGCGGTGCGGGTCGTGAGGGTGACCTTGCCGTAGGCGAGGTCGTCGCCCTCCGCCGTCTGCTCGGTGAAAGCGACGGTGTTGGCGAGCAGCTCCGCGAACTCGATGTTGTTGCCGTTGTTGGGCAGCGTGTCCTCGGAGAAGAACGCCGAGAGCACGCCCGAGGAGGCGTCGAAAATGCGGGTCAGGTCACCGACCCATGCGTCCTTGATCGGGGCGTCGGCGGACGTGCCGCCGGTGTAGGCCCGCTCCTCCAGGAGCTGGTTGTAGTAGCGCAGCGTGTCGTCGTCGTTGGCCGCGAGGGCCATGACGATCTGACCGGCCGAGCGGTTGTCGCAGCTCGCCTCGGTCTCGTGGGGCGTGAACGCTGCCATGCGGCGCTCGTATTCCTCGATGGCGTCTCGCAGCTCGCGCACCTCAAGGGTGAGCGCAGCGTTGTCGAGCGCCGTGTCTGTGTCGGTCATGCGGTTCTCCTTGGGTTGTGTGCGCTCGCGCACCTCGGTTACTTTCGCCCCGTCGCCATACGCGCCGAAGGGGACAAGGGACACCTCGCGCACGCGGACGCGTGTGCGAGTGACGATCGGGATATCGCTGTCGCGCTCCTCGACGGTGTAGTCGCCGCCGGGCTCGAACCCGACCGAGAGTTCGGTGACAACGCCGTCCTCCGCGAGGGTGAGCGCGTCATTGCCCAGCGAGGTCTCGGACACTCGCGCGACGATCTCCCAGCCGGTCGCGGAGTCCTCGGCGCCGGTGAGGCGACCGATTGGCTCTTGGTGACGCCAGAACAGCAGCGCCCCCTCGGAGTCCTGCACGCTGCCCGGCGCGAAACGCTCGATGATCCAGTTGCCGATATTGGCGTCCTGGTTGAACGGGACCGCCGTGCCGACGATTTCGCGCTTGGCTCGATCCACGCTGCGCGCGCGGAATTCGAACTGGCGCGTCTCCAGCTCGTACTCGGTGTCGGTGTCGGTCATGCGAACTCCTTGACGGGGGTGGGCTGCTTGATCGCGGACGCGTCGAGCGGGGCGAGGTTCTCGATATCGCGGACCTCGTTGACGGTCATAAACCCGGCGTCGAGCGCGACCTTGTGAGCGGCGTAGCGAGTTGCAGTGTCGGAGCGCAGGAGTGCCTCGACGTTGAACTTGGCCTCCTGGCCTCGGGGCAGGAGATCGGACAGGGCGTCCTCGATCTCGATGAGGTAGGCCATGAGCGAGAACCGCACGTAGCCGAGCCAGTCCTGGGAGACGTTCTGATAGGTGTCCGTTGACCCCTCGACGGTGGCGAGCATGAGCGAGGAGGGCACACCGAACAGCCGAGCGATCTGGGTGACGTTGAACTGCTGCGATTCCAGGAACTGGGCGTCACGCGGGTTCAGGTAGACCGGCGAGTAGGAGAGCCCGTTACCGAGGACGGCCACACCCTGCCGTGCGCCCTGGGAGGTGTTCCACCGGGTCTTGGCCTCCTCGGCCTGATCCGGGGCCAGAACCTGATCGGTCTTGAGCACGCCGTTCGGCACGCCGGACTCCTCGAACCAGTTGGCGGAGTAGTCGCGGAGGTCGAGCGCCCCGCGCAGCTCGCTCTGGGCGGCTTGGATCGGGCCGAGGCCGTAGACGGTGCCGGGAACGCGGAGGAGCTTGAGGTGCTTGACCTCGTTGGGGAGCAGCTCGACACCCTGGTAGTGGTATTTCGTGACGTTGCCCGCGCGGGTGAACTCGATTCGCACGTCGAGCGGGTTGAGCACCTTGAGGTTCGAGACCTCGCCGCGATCGTTGAAGAACTTGCGCCAGTAGGCGTTGCCCGAGCAAGCGAGCGACACCACGGTCTGCTCCAGGAACGCCGACCTCGACGCGTCGATATCGGGGCGGCGGATGAGCGCCTCGCTCGTGATGATCTTGCCGTCGCGCTTGGTGTCGATCGAGAGCTGCTTGCACGAGATGACGTGAATCTGAACGGCCCGATAGACCATTGACAGGCTGAACGCGTCGGCGGCGCTCACGGTGCGGGTGGCGGCGGAGCGGGACGGGATGCTCAGCGCGGTCGAGGGGTCAGACGGGCCGGGCTCGTCCTCACGAACCGACAGCCCAAGCCACTCACGAACGCCCATGCGGCGATATTCCGCCGCCGCGTGAACCTCAATTCGGGTAAGGGCTAGAACACCTGCATGGGCGGGTCGTGCCGCTTCTCGGCGGCGAGCACTCCGAGCACGAGCGACATAACCGCGTCGATCTCGACCGAGGAATCTTTGCGGCTGATCCGCCAGTGCTCGCCGTGGTTCTTCTTCACGGTGCGGGGCATTTGCAGCGACAGCAGCGGGTCGCCCGCATGCCTGATTTTGCGTTGCTTGATCTTGGCGTACACGAGCGCCGAGCCGTTGACGATATCGGTGAGCGTGGCCACAGTGACCGGGAGCCCGCGTTTCTTCAGCTCGACGCCGAGTTCTTTGAGGGAGTAGCCGTCCATGATGTAGGTGGCCGGCGCTTGGCGCGAGAGCTGTACGCACAGCCCTACGAGCTGCTCCAGCGTGGGCTTGACGATCGACGCGACTATCTCGGTCCAGGTGATCCCGTCCGGGTCGAGCACGGTGGCGGTGATGGTGGCGAATCCCCAGTCCGGGGTGCGGTCGATCGAGAACACCGGGCGGGCTCCGCTCGTGGGGAACTCGTCCGCCAGCGCCCGCTCGCACCTCATCCACAGGGCTCGGTCGATGAACACGGCGGTGGAGGCGGTGAAGCGGTTGAACCGGTAGCGGATGATCTCCTCGGGCGGCATCCCGGCAATGTCGGAGAGCACGTTATCGAGGTCGATGCGCCCCTCGGCCAGGGCCGGGTTGGCGAGCTTGAGGTAGCGGATGAGTTCGTCGCGGGTGTCGGGGATTGCCGCCTCGGGTGCCTCCCAGACGAAGAACCCGAACCGGGCCAGCTCGGGGTCACCGGCGATCGCTTTCTCGCCGGTGGCGTAGAGCTGGATGAGCAGCTCGGAGTCGTCGTCGCCCGCCGTGGTGATCCCGACGACGATGCAGTTGTCGCGGCCACCGGTGCCGGATACCAGGGCGTTCCACAGGGCGGCGGCGAGTAGGTGCAGCTCGTCCACCATGCCGAGGGTGATGGCGAGCCCCTGGAGCGCCGCCGCCTTTGCGGCTTTGATTTCGTACTTGCCGCCGCCTCGGGCTCGGATGCCTCGGGTGTCGGTGAGGGCGGCGAACCGGGCTTTGAGTCCGGGGTTGGCTGCGATGAGGGCGTTGGTGCGGTCGTAGATGATCCGGGCTTGCTCGGCGCTCGACGCGATGCCGACCACGAGGGATGCGGCGAGATCGCGGAGCAGTCCGTAGATGCCGAGGATGGCCCCGATGACGGACTTGCCGTTCTGGCGGGCGAGGGAGATCACGACTTGACGGAATCGGAGCTGCCCGGCGCGGGGGTGGCCGGGCGGGAACGTTTCGAGCACTCGGCGGATTAGCTCGACTTGCCAGTCGTCCAGTCCGTGCCCGGGGTTGGCGATGCTCCACGCCGGTCCGATCGCGGCGAGGAACCAATCGGCGTCGGTGGTGTAATTCCTCGAGAGCGGTG